ATTTAGCTTTCTGTATTTTATGCCTAATAACTATTCCTCTAAATTCATCTGATAGCAATCTTTCAATAAGTTCATCTTTGGTTGGCAAATAATTCTCGTTAATACATACTTCAAAGTCATACCCATCTCGTTCTATTTTCAGACAATATCCATAGAATTTTTCATCATCAAAAGAAATTGTCCATTTTCCATTTTCTAATACAAGACTATTTTGGTTAGTTAGAATTATGCTATCAAAGCCTTTTAGATTAAGTGTCATTTTTTGATGAATATACAAAGTGTTTTTACTAGATATATCGCTTGTCGACATTTCTTTTTCATCATATACAAGTGGTAGTCCAGTGCGTTTAACTTCTTTCTGGCATAGTTCTTCTATAAGTTTAATCGTATTTTTATCTAAATTTTCCATATCTAATCCTTATTTCTTCTCAATTTTAGGTGGTTCTGGAAAACTCATCCAATAGATAACTGTGTCATATGTATTTTCAAAACCGACAGTATAACCAGAAGCAGTCCAAATATCTGTATATACTCCTTTACTTTTATTTGTATAAACAAGAACTTCTTCATCTAGTTCAGGCTCTTTACCGTCCCACATAATGTCAAATCTATTTCCATATACCTCTTTTTCTTCGGAATTAAGAGGTCTTGTAGTAAGCTTATTCCATTTTGCGTTTTTCATACCAACTCCTTTATTTATTGATAAATATTTCGACTTGTTTGGCGCCGTTTTTTAATAACCAGTTACGAGCATAAGTTGCATCGTTTAGGGTTTTATATTTTTTAGACCGTTCAACGCCTTTTTCGTCTATCCACTTAACAGTAAAACTGCTCATCTCTTCTATTCTTTCTCCTTAAAAACCATTTTGCTGATGTCAGCAATATGGTCTGATTTCAGCCCTACAAGGGACGATTAAAATGTTTTAATCCTCCCCTCATACAAAAATTTTATAGACATTCAGGGCTTTTGCCCCTTGTAAGGCTGAAATTATGATTTTAATTTACTTTTGGCAATTGACCGTAGCGTTTAGTTTAGTTTTAGCGTTTTTGAGTTCAGCATCCGAACAAATAAACAATCCAGCCGTGACCGAAAAGAGTATTAGGGCGGTAATTGCAATTATTCGCCAGGTCGACATTTTAAATTTCAAGTCTTGCATAATCAAATGCTGAATATCAGGTTGTTTCATAGTTATCCTTTCATTTCTAGTTATTAAAATTCGACTTTCTTTGGTTTTGGTTCGCCGAGATAATTTGTGATAATTTGAATTGCTTGATCGTAACCAACGGCGAATCGTGCATAATAACCGGATTCGATTAGCTTATTTAACATATCTGCTTGCTCTTGATAGTGTTTATTCGCCACCATCTCGCCGTTTTTCTTATAGAGTTTTACGCCTTCAGCTTTTAATTCAAGGAATAAACCGCCAACGTTTTGACTATAGATGCTATTGCCATTTTTTGTGTCTACGGCAATCATCTCTCTCGGCAAAGCAATAAACAGATCCGGCCAAGCTCGTGATTTCTGAAATTTCTTGTGTTTGGCTGCTTGGCCTGGTGTCATTTTCATACCTGAACTAAAATCGGTTCGAAATAACACGTTTGGGTAGTTTTTGCGCAGATAATCGCAAACTCTGAGATGTAGATTTTCTTCTTTCTTAACCATTCTAGCTCCTTAAAATGGAATATCGCTTAAATCTACTGGTTCATCAAAGTTTTCAGGTGTTTCAGATTCAGTATTTTCAGTTTTAACTTCGGTTTGTTCTTTTGGTGATTCGAACTTTGGCTTATAGCCGTAAATTCGGCGGTTGATTGATTTTTTAACCTTGCCGTCCTTTTCGTAAGTTCGGTCTTCATCTTCGCTAACTTTGAACCAGGCAGTGCAGCCAACTGTTTTCTCAAGCAACACTGCAAAATCTGCCAAGTTTTTAATCTGCTGGATTTTCTCGCGAATCTTTTGTTTAACGTTTTCATCTTCTTGGTTGTGAACTAAAATTCTTCGCACAGTGTCAATTGAGATTCGGCGAGTATCTGGAGTATGCAACCAAAGTCGGGCGCGATCTTCGGCTGAATCATTTTCAACAAAGATTTCTGCATAAGGTTTGTCATCATGCTTATCAATCTTAGTTTTAGCGATTTTTACTTCATGCACACCAAACTCGAAATAACCGCTTTCTTTAGTTTCTTCCGGTGTAATTGTGATGCTTTTGAGTTCTTCCTGAGTCATAAAATCCTTTCATTAAAATAATAGTTTTTCTACTTCTTGTTCGACTAATGCGAGAGCAGATTGTTCAAAATAAATTGCTCGCTGTATCTCTTTTTCGAGGTCTTTACGGTTAAGCTCGAAAATCAAGAGTTCAAGCTGTGGTGCAAGAGCGAACGAGTCTGAATACATTGCAAAATAGAGTTTTTCGAGTTTCTCGTTCACTGCGAAATATTGAATAATCTGCTGTTTATATTCGCTAGGTGGTTGCTGTTCGTAAAAGGCTCGCACTTGTTTCCAGTTGTCTAAACATTTAATTTCAACAGCTTCAGTGATCTCACCGTTTTTATTTGTAATCTCGCCATCTGGTGAACAAATGATATTTTCGTTAATGTCCGATTGCCAAACGCGACCTTCGATAATTTCTTTGCCAAGTTTTTGGGCAACTTTTTCACGTGCTTCTTCTTCGAGAATTTCACCACGAAGGGCGGCGGAATATTTGCGACCGTTCAAGCGATCTGCGTAGTCATTCTCATTGATTGGCTTTGCGATTCGTTCAGCGATAAGCTTATAAATCGCATCACCGAGTTCAACTTCACATTCTTTCTTTTCAACTTCAGCTTCACCAATCAAATCTTTAAGTTCTTGAATTGTTAAGTTTTTTGGTTGACCTTTTTGATTGAGCGGAATCTCAACTTTTAACTTTTCCGCAAGCTCTAACCATTCAGATTTTAAAACGGTTCGAGGTGTGCCAAATTCCTTGGCTTTACTTCCGGAGATTTTACCTTCACGAAAGTGGAGCCATTCATCTGATCGTTGTTCAAGGTTTAAGATTTTCATTTCAATTTACCTTTCATTTCATCTTTAATTTGGATTAATTCTGCGATTACTTCGTTATTACCTTTGAATTGATTAACTCCTTTTACGAAATTATCTTGAAGTTCTTTGAGGTTTTTTGAAGCTTTGAGTTTAGCGATGAGTTCTTTCGATTGATCAGCAACTTTTTGCTTTTTAAAATCTTCGAACTCTTCCATTTCTTCAGACGAGGCAATCTCACCGCTAGCTAAGTAGCCAAGAAGGGCAAGAGCGCGGCCAACTGCAACAGTCTCAAGTTTTTCAAAATCTTTATCACCGTTTCTGATCTCCTTTTGAGCAGTTCCGTTTGAATCTGCTGTAATCATTATCGTTTCTTTATCTACACCAGACTTGACCAAATCGATTAATTCATCTTTATTTTTCCAAATATAAGCTTTGAAAGTGATTTTTCCGTCAACCGATCGTGTTTCGGTCATAATCTTTGAATTCGGGTTTTCTTCGCGAAAGATTTTCAAACGATCCGCTACTTTCGCATAATCGTTACCTTTAAGTGTTATAACTTTATCTATTTTTTTCATAATCCTGCGCTCCTGTACATATCTTGAGTATTTTCATATTGTTCGGTTTCAGATTCGAGGTTGTAATAACCGCGAGCAAACTCTTCAAAATCATCTGTTAATATTTCGTCTACGTTAAGTTCTGTGTGATAACCGTTCACTTCTGGATCATCAATCCAGCTAAACCATTCATTTTCAGCGACAAGCGCGTAAAAATCATTTAAAATTTCTTCTTCAGTTCTTCCGTTAATTAATTTTTTCATATTTTCTCCTTAGTTGTTGGTTAGTTCATAAATTTCAAATAGCTTCCGCTCGTATAAGCAACCCAGGCGCTTAAACCTTGTGATTTGTAAATCTGATAAGCATATCGCACGTTCAGTTCCGGATTTTCACGATTTGGCTTATTGTGAATTGAATTGATTTGAAATAATCCCGAATCGTTCGAACCGTTGCTGTTCATGTTTAGGGCGTTTGGGTTGCAACTGCTTTCTGTCATCATAATTGCTAACATAACCTCAACGTTCCAGTCATATCGTTCAACCAAATTTCGAAACTCTTCGCACCGATTCGTAACCTTTGAACTCGCAATAATAGGGCGAGGGCGAGGCGAAACCTCCACAGTTTCGCGCTGGCTTGGTTGTTGAACCGCAGCTTCGACTTTTGGCGCCGAAACGCTTTTGGCTACTTTTTTACGTTTAAATTTTGAACTGTTTCCGCAATTTTATCGTTCTGAATTTTAGCATTGTTTTCGCCGTGTTTCATTCCAAGATAGAAAGCCACACCAGCCACAATTGCTGT